AGACGAACTCTTAGCGCTTCTCGGAGCTGCGAAGGCGCGGCGGGAGCGCGACTGGCTGATGATCCTGGTGGCCTTCTGGCATGGGCTGCGTGCCACGGAAGTCGTTCGCCTCACACGAGATAACTTCCGCGATGGCTTCCTCGATCTGCAGCGGCTTAAGGGCTCGAATCGCACGGTGCAGCCGCTGGTCGATGACGCGGATCCGCTCCTCGATGAGCAAAAAGGCGTGCTTGAATACGTCGCGAAATTCGGTCCCGATCAAAGGCTTTTCAAAGTTGGCCGCCAGCACTTCTGGCGCCTGGTGCAGCGCTACGGAGAAACTGCAGGACTGGCTGCTCATAAGCGACATCCGCACATTCTGAAGCACACCATTGCCATGCAAACCATTCATGCCGCGGGAATTGAGCACGTGCGCCAGTACCTCGGCCACAAGTCAATGTCGAGCACCGGCGAGTATCTGAAGGTCACGGACGAAGACGCGGCGCGCGCTGTCGGGAAGGCCGTGAAGGGTTTGAAATCTTGATTGCTAAGAGAGATTTCAAAGCTCTGGCTCTGGCCTTCCTGGCAGCGGCTCTCGCCGGCTGTGCCCACCGCCGACCCGGCCTGAACTACCAGGTGCCGGCGAGCTGCCACGCGGCGGCCAAGCTCCTAGGCTGCGACCAGAGCGATCCGCCCCACTGCCGGGCGGTCAAGCTGCGCTACGACAAGGACTGCGAGGTCCTCGATTCAGGCCGCTGAACATTTTGAGTGCACCAACTGCTTCCACATCGGCGCGCTGACCGTGCACGGCGGCTGCGAGGAGTGCCACTCCCAGGCGGTGATCTCGCAAGAGCTGATCTCGCTCCGGGAGCTCGAGCGGTTGGCGGCGCCGGCATGAGCTTCCAACGGCGTGACGAGAATAACTTCGGGGGAGGTGTTTTCTCGTCCCGCCTGCGGGAGACGAGCTCGGCGATGAGCGGCGGCCACGGCTTCGAGATTGACTGGAATGACCCCTATGTCATCGATGCCGCCGGTTTCTGGTTGCACCAGGTGCGCTCGAATCATGGCCAGCCGCCGAATCGCCAGGCAGTTGAGAAGCGCCGCAAGCGTTTCTTCGAGAAGAGGGCCGAGTGTTTGAAGATGATGACGATTTCTCAGCCGGCGGTGAGTTCATCCTGCACGCTGAGGTCAGAAGCGGGCGATTGAATGGACAACGACCGTCCCTACCGCATCAGCTTCCCGCGGCCGATCGTGATGCACGGCTCGAGCCAGAAAGATTTGATCGAGCGGGTGCTTGAGTACCTACGTCAATCGGGGAAGCTGGTGATCGAGCCGCTCGGCCCTGAGAAACCGATTGAGCAATGAAACCCTCCGAGGTAGCAAATGCTCTCTCGTTCCGCGAATTCAGCCGCCTGTGCGGGCTAGTCAACGAGAAAGGCCAAGCCACCGGCATGGCGGGACGGCTGCGCGAACGAAGCATGGCGGGACGGCTGCGCGAACGAAGCTTCCAGGTAATCCGGATATGCCGCGATTCGCAGCGCGTGCGCATTCTGGTATATCTCGGCGAAGGCTTCGGCAAGACGCATTGGTATGAGCTTGCCACCTAGCCAGGACGCAAAGAAGAAACGCGGAGGGGCGCGAGCGGGCGCCGGCCGCCGGAAACTCAAGCCCGAGGCCATCGCCGACGGGGACAAGAACTTCGCGACTAGGGTGCTCGCCCGCATCGGCCAACCAGGCTGGCGCGATTACGCCGACATCACCAAGGTCACGTCGTCCGAAGATTACGCGCTGCATCTTTTGGCGACCACCGCCGGCTACGACCAGTTCAACAAATTGCTGGACCGCCGCTACGGGAAGCCGGTGCAGACGGTGAACCACCTGCATGACAAGCCCCTCGAGATGACCGTGACCCACACCATCAGCGAGCGCTTCCGCATCGCCATGGAGAAAGCCGAGAAACGTGTCAGCGGCAGCCGCTAGCCATCCGCAGCCGGATTACGAGCAGGCCCTGGTCGAGCGCATGCTCGAGTTTCGTCACGATCCGCTGGGCTGTGTGCTCTATTGCTTTCCCTGGGGTGAGCCCGGGAGCGATTTAGCGGACGAGCCCGGCCCGCGGGAGTTTCAGCGGAAATTCCTCGAGGAGCTTGGAGCGCATTTGCAGAACCCGGCAACGCGCTTCAAGCCTTTCCGCAAGGGCATCTCGAGCGGCCACGGCATCGGCAAATCAGCGCTGATCGGGCAGATCGTGCACTGGGCGAAATCCACATGTCTCGACTGTAAGGTGCTGGTCACGGCCAACACCGGCGACCAGCTCAAGACCAAAACTCAGCCCGAGATCTCGAAGTGGTTTCGCATGTCGATCAACCACTACTGGTTCGACGTGCATGTCACTTCGATCAAGGTCAACGACAGCGAGCACCTGCAGACCTGGCGCACCGATTTTGCGACTTGGTCGGAAGACAACCCGCAGGCCTTCGCTGGCGCCCACAACAAGGGCAAGCGCCTGGTCATCATCTTCGATGAAGCCTCAGAAATTAACGACGCCATCTGGAAGACGGTCGAAGGCGCGCTCTCCGATGCCAATACCGAGATCCTGTGGCTGTGCTTCTCGCAGGCCACCCGCTCAGAAGGCGCATTCTACGAGGCCATCTTCGGCGATCAGCGCCACCGCTGGCGGCCGGAAGTCATCGACAGCCGCACCGTCGAAGGCATCAACGTCGAAGAGATCAATGAAGCCATCGAAGTTTATGGCGAGAATTCCGATCATGTGCGCGTACGCTGGCTGGGACAATTCCCGCTCGCCGGCGGGGGCAAGTTCATCGACCTCGAGATGGTGCAGGCAGCACAGAAGCGCGACGCGCGATCGCTGCCCGATGATCCCCTGGTGGCGGGCGTCGATTTCGCCTGGGGCGGATCCGACGACAACGTCATCCGCTTTCGCAAAGGTCTCGACGCGCGCTCGGTCCCGCCGATCAAAGTGAAGGGCGAGTTCACCAAGGATCCCGCGGTGATGACCGGCAAGCTGGTAGACGTACTTTCGAACACTTACAACGGCGATCGAGTCGCGATGCTCTTCTTTGATTCCGCCGGCATCGCCGCGCCGGTTGAGAATCGCCTGCGGGCGCTCGGCTACAAAAACATCATGGTGGTGAATTTCGGCGCCGACTCCCCGGATGAGCGTTACGCCTACATGCGCGATTTCATGTGGGGCGGAATGAAAGAGTGGTTGCGCCAGGGCGCGATCGACAAGGATCACGATCTCGCTGCCGACCTGCAGAAGCCGGTCCTGGTGAGCGATCTCAAGCAGCGAGTGAAGCTCGAGTCGAAGGTAGACATGAAGAAGCGCCTCTCGAAAACCGGCCTCGACTCGAGTTCGCCGGACGACGGCGACGCGCTGGCCTTAACCTTCGCCGCGAAAGTGGCTCCGCGCAAACCCCCGCCGCCGCCGAAGCCGGCTTACGATCCCCGCACCGCGCAGAATGCGTGGATGGGATGAGCAGAGAGGGCCGAGCGCCGGTCGCCTGGGATCGAGAGGGCCGGGCAATCATCTTTGGTCGGCCCCAACGCTTCGAGTCACGAAAGCTCGACTGGGATAGCTACTGGGTGGGTTTTGCTTCTGGATTGGTGGTGCTCGCCGTGGTAGTGCTCGGGCTCGACTCTTTGGGGGTGATCTGATGCCTTGGCAATCAACCCAACAACAGCGCTGGGGACATACACCGGCGGGCCTGCGGGCTCTCGGCGGGCCCATGAAAGTGGCGGAGTGGGACCGAGCTTCGAAAGGTCTGAAGCTGCCGCGCATCGCCCGGCCGCCGAAGCCGCGCATGCTGAAGACAAAGCTGGTTCCCCTGAAGTCGCTCGTGAGGCTCAAATGATCGAGATCACAAAATCCCGCCGTGGCTTGCTGCACAAGAAACTGGGCATGAAGCCCGGGGCAAAGATCCCGCTCAGCTCACTGCTCAAAGCCAAGCGCTCGAGCTCCGCGGCTACGCGCAAAGAAGCGACCTTCGCGGTCAATGCGCGTTCTTGGAATAAAGGCTGATGCAGACTACCGGTACCGACCTCATCGCCAGCGCCCTGCGCCTGATCAATGTGCTGGCCTCGGGCGAAGTTCCATCGGCCGCCGAAGCGAACGACGCGCTGCTCACAGCCAACATGATGCTCGACGCCTGGGCCATTGACCGGCTCACCGTCTTTAACATCGCCAGCCAGGATTTCGCGCTTACCGCCGGGCAGCAGGTGTGCACGCTCGGCGCTGGCGGGAACTTCAATGCGGCACGGCCGCCCAAAATCTCGCGGGTTTCAATTGTGATACTGGCCAATGCCGCGAATCCGCTTGAGCTCGAGATGAATTACACCACTTCCGAGCAAGAGTGGCAGGACATCCAGCTCAAAGCTACGCAATCGACTTACCCGGCGCTGTGCTATGACGACGGCGGGAACCCGCTGCGCAGCTTGAGCCTGTGGCCGGTGCCCGCCGATTCGATCAACAAGCTACGGATTTATTCCTGGACAGCATTCTCGCAGTTCGCGGACCTGGTTACCAGCTACAACTTCCCGCCCGGCTACATGGAAGCCATTCGCTACAACCTGGCGCTACGGCTCTCGCCCGAATTCGGCGGCAATTTGCCGGAAGCCGTGGGCCCGCTGGCGCAGCAGGCGCTCGCGAAGATCAAGACTGCGAATGTGCCGGTCAATAAGCTGAAGTGCGATGACGCCCTCGTCGGCGGATCCGCCGCGGGCGCGAACTACCGGCAGGAATTGTTCAACATTCCATAATGCATCGCATCACCTTAAAAGTTTTCGCCTCCGACTGCAAAAGCTCCGAGCCCCATGTGTTCCAAGCTCCGCCTGGGCGCCAGTTCACCCCAGCCGGCGCCAATGACATGGTTATCCGCTTCCTTGGCCAGCTCGCCCATAAATTCCCCACGACCAGCTTTCGCGTGGTCACCATCGGAGCTGGCCAGTACAACGTGATTCCCATTCCTGAAACTTCCGCCCATGCCTAAATACAGCGACGAGCAGAGCAAGCAGACCCGCGAGGCGAAGATTCTCGAAGAGTCGAAGAAACGCTTCAAACTCTGCGAGGAAGCGGAGCGCGAGCTGCGCGAGGTGGCGCTCGAGGATCTGAAGTTCCGCGCCGGCGAGCAGTGGCCAGCAGCGATTAAGCAGCGCATGATCGCGGAGCGCAAACCTGCGCTCACCATCAACGTGCTGCCGGCACGCGAGCGCCAGGTCCTGAACGAGCAGCGCCAGAACCGGCCGCAGATTCAGGTTTCCCCAATTGACGACCA